GGACTTAACAACGAATTATATGCTAATCTCGTTGCGGCCGCTCAATACGCGGCTTACGAGCAATCAGTTGCTCGTCAAATGGTATCAGTATTTGATATGCCAGCTAATTCAGGCAAAATAGTACAAGTACCAGTATGGTCAGCAATTTCAGCTGAAAACATTACAAATGAAGGACCGGCAAACCCAAGAAATACAGATACAAATTCAGCAACAATTTCGATGACAGAACACGTAGTATATCATCAAGTTACTGACATGTTAAAAGACTCAGCATACAACAATGTATTAACACAATTAGGCGAACAGTCTGGTCGTGCTATTGCTGAATCTATGGACAATGAAGTGTTTTCAAAATTTGCTGACCTTTCAGGTTCAACAACATCAATCGCAGTTGCTTCATTCGGTAAAGACGACATCATGGACAGAGTTGCTACATTAAGAGCAAACAAATTAACAGGTCCATTCTATGCTGTTCTACACCCACAAGCGGCTAATCAGATTAAAAAGTCACTAACAGCTACTGATGCTTACACAGCTTCAGGTGCCGTAGCAGACAACATTCTTTCTAACTACTTTGTAGGTCAGTTAGCAGGTTGCCGTATTGTAGAATCAGCGTTAGTACCATATGATTCAGTAACAGGTGTTGCTACATGTGCTATCTTTGCTCCATCAGCACTAGGTCATGCTATGCGTGGTGGTGTAACAGTTGAAGAACAGCGTCAAGCGGCGGCTCGTGCTACTGATTTAGTAGTTACAGGTGTTGCTGGTGCTACAGCGTTACAAGCATCACACGGTATTATTATGAACGTGGATTTAGTAGCGTAATTAGGGGGTTAAGTTTATGGCTTTCATTACAAGTGGACAAACAGTGGTAAGTTTCGCTGAATACGATGATGTAGAAACACGAGACCAACGCTTGTTTGAATCAAATGAAGGCGTAACATCGGACTATGTTGATGAAACACTGGAACGTTCTACTGAACGCATCCTAAGTTTACTCCGTTCAACTGATTGGTGGGCAAGTTATTATCTTCGCCAGAGTGGTTCAAGTATTAGCACACGTGCTGATATTCCAAGCCCAGATGCCAGCAAAATTATAGATCGTAAGAATGATTTTACAGACCTATGTGTATACCACAGTCTGTATGAATACATTCTTCCTAAAATTGCTGACTTCAGTGACGAAAATAATGCTGAACGCCAGAAGATTGGTTATTACCAGCAGAAGTTTAACACATTGTTTAATGAGTTAATCACAGCTGGTGACTGGTATGATTATGATGATGACGCTACTGTGGAATCATCAGAAAAAACTCCAGGAATGGTCAGTCTAAGGAGAGTTAGATGAGAACTGAAATCTTAAGTTACTTAGACTCTAACTTCAGTGTTACAGGTTTTTCAGTAACTGAGGAGTTACCCTGGGATTCCAATGGGCAACCATTATATCTCAAGAACTTCAAAAAGATTTACGTGGATCAACCACAAACAGTCCAAGAACCTTTAATTGATGTACTGAATGGCAATAATACAGGTGGAGGCGGTGTAGTCAGTGAGACAACCACCGTCACAGCCTATGTTGTCACAGACGCGAAAACTTTACCAGAGAACTATGATACTATGTTGTCTACACTAAGAAACTCAAGGTTTGCTACAGCAGACGGTTACACACAGAGGACTACTCTTGTGTCAACTAGTTTTGAAAGTGACGCACTAGTAACAGAGTTCAACTTTAACTTTTATAAAGTTATAATTAACTAATAAGGATACCAAGATGGCTTATATCAATCCAACACCAGGAGGAGCTGACGAAGTAACATTAATTATTGCTGTCAAAGATAACACAGACGGCAATGTTAATGTACCAGCACTCCAAGACATTACTATCAACAATAGTAACGACGTCTTTACATGGTCACAGCTTGACAACACCGCCAAACTTCAAGTAGCTACAACATCTACCAACTCAATCGCATGTAACATCGTATTAAGCGAAGCTGAGTTTTTTGGTGATGCGTTAGCACTAGCAGGTTCAGCGGCCGCGGCAGGCATCCTACAATTATCAAGAGAGAAAACAGCTATTGATTTCTGGATAAATGTGGGTACTAAGACGATCGAAGGCGAAGGCTATGTAACAGGTTT